CCAGCACGCATCTTTAAATATTCTGACTTGTGATCCTTTGCATCAACGCCAAGATCTTTCTTTGCCATCTTGTCTTGCATGCTTTTATACATTGCATTTTTCTTCGCATCCTTGAAGTCACCTTTAGCATTGAACATCTTTGCAAGATGAGGAGGAAGATTTGCTTCATCAACATGATCAACATCTTCTTTTTTCATAACAGATTTTATTTCTTTCTTTGCAGAAGCAAACGCCTTATTTTCGCCACGTTCTTTTGCACCTTGAGCAAGAATCTTTTCACCTGCTTCTGGATCATGTGAGAAAAATTTTCTTACAGCCATTGACTTTTGTGATCTTGACATCTTTGCTTCTGTAGTTAAACCTTTGTCATAAGCAGCAACGTCTGCACCTTTTCCATATGATGATAGTGGCGGATTATATTTACGCTCGCCACCATTAAACACATGTTCTTGATCAGTCACACCTGGAACTAAGTTCTTATAATTGATTGGATTATGCATGTGCTTGAACGCTTGTTCACCTTCTGAACGAGGATCCCAAGGTTGCACTGGTTCTTTTACGTCTTCTCTAGTAAATGACTTAAACGTTCTCATCATGGGTTCCTTCGTCTGAATTTAATTCTTCTGTGTCTTGTTCTGAGGAATCATCTTCAACTTCTTCTGTTGTCTCACCGTCTGTTGCGCCAAACATGCTAGATGCATAGTCAACTCTCATTGCATCAATCTGATCTGCAATACGGTCAGTCATCACTGTGTCGAGAGACGCTTTCAAGTTAACTGCGTCTTTATCCCAAGCATATGCCATAATATCTGATACAGAAGTCATTAGTTCCTCCAATAATTTAATTTGTTCATTATATTTATCAATTAATATGCCTGACCTTTGCCAGGAACAACACCACTACCTGCAGGAGTATTTTGCTGAGGTTCTTGTCCTGTTTGCTGCTGTTCAGCATCATTTTGAGTATCCGGACGATTAGCAATAGGTGCTGGGGCTTTATCCATTCCTTCAGGAGGAGGTGCAACCATAGGCACTTTCTCTTCGGCCATCTCGTCCATCATTTCAGCAATTTCTTTTTCTGATTGATGTAATATATTCTTACGAATCCACAAATCAGAAAAGTAACGACCAATATATGGCATTACTTGATTAAGTGTATTGATACGATTCTGTAGGACTTCTGCTTCTTTGAATTCTTCAAAATGATTGTCAATTGTAAAGTCAAAGTTAATTTGATTCTTTAGTTCAGGCCAATCTGCTTCTGAGATAACACCTTTTAAAATTAATTGCTTTTCAAGCGCTTTCAAGAATATCTGTGAGAAGCGACGTCTTAGGCGACCAACAAACTTTGTAAATTTAACTTCATCTCTAGAAATTTCTGCAGCACGTCCAAGATTAAATCCTGAACTGCCAGAATCAAGACGAGATACTGGAACATTCAATGATTGATAGAGTTTCTTTTGGAAGTAAAGAACATCATCCATCTGCCCAAGGTTTTGTCCGCCAGGCAATGTTGTAATTTCTGTTCCTCTGTTACCTTCACGGCGAGGCAACCAATAGTCCTCAAGCATAGTCATATACTTACGGTCGTCTTTTACTTCACCTGTTGTTGCATCATAGACAACACGATTCTTGTGGCGAACCATCATGTCTCTTAGATATTGCTCTGCCTTTACCTTAGGCAAGTTGCCAACATCAATATAGAAGATACGGCGTTCTGGTGCTCTAGAAATACGATAGATAACAGTGGCATCTTCAAGCATTCTTAATTGATTGAGTGGTTTGATTGCTTTCTGAATATATGAATAAACCATTTGGTTATTCTTGTCCATCAATCCAGATGTAATATGTAGGATAGAATCAACTGCAATTCTCAAACCACCAGTCGCATTGTTGTCTTGTGCCATTGTTGCACCAGGACCTGCAATGTTGAAAGCACGATCATTATAGACATAATACTCACGCTTTACTTGCTGAGTGACAATAGGACCTTTAGGTGTTTTCTTTACTTCACGCACCTTACGAATCTTGCGTGGATCAATGTATCTTAATTCTTTAATCCCATCTCGTGGGTTCTTTTCATCAATGATGATATGGAAGAACATGCGACCATCAACATACCATCTCTTGAATAATTCATATGCTTCTGTTTGAAAGTTAAGAAGATCAAGAACATTGTCAAATTCTTCTCGAATTTTATTCTTGACAGGATCACCATATTGATTGATCTTATCTAAATTGATCTGAACTACATCATCTGCATCTGTATCGATTGCTTCATTGACGATATCATCAATAGCCATCTCAAGTTCAGGTTGTAGTGAAATTTCTCTGTATTTTGCGACTAGTTCTGCTTCTGTGCGAGCAGTGCCGTCAAGATCAATATAGGTGCCATAAGCGCCACCCGCCGCAACAATAACCGCACCGTCATCCTTAATTTCTGGGGTAAAGGATTCTAGCGGTTCTTCATTTTTACGTTTGATCTCAAAGCCAAAAAGTTGAACCATAATTTATTTTCCTTAAAAAAAGAGAGTCATCTTTATTTATGATGACTCTCTTCTAGGTATTTCAAATATTAAGCAATAACGCCATTTGTTGTCGGACCTGAGACAACAAAGTAGTCATATTGGAAAACAACTTGAAATTCTTCAATTTGGTCGTTAGCATTCCAATCAAGATCAATTGAAGAAACAGTTTCTGGAAAACAACCAGCAAGAGTATAATTTCTAAGAACATTACCTTGCTTACCAAATTGTATAACCTGACCAACACTCTTGTATAATCTTTCTTGTGGCAAGTTGCCGTTTCTTAGATTACCAATATGAGAATTGATTCTGCTGTTCCATACTTCAAGAGAATTTCTAATTCTAAAATCTTCGTCATTCATAATAGTTACAGTCCAGGGGTCATAAACACGATCCCCAGCAATTTTTACTTTGCGTCCAAAATATGGAATTTGAATAAGTCCAAGATTAGATGCTGGAAGTTGTGTAGCACGAGCCATAAACTGTAACTCAGATAGATCGCCGACAACACCCGGAGGCATTGTCAGGATTACTTGGAACAGTGTAGGGCGAGCGCCACCAAAGTTCATAGCACCTTTGATTTCATCAATACTGAAAGCCATTTGTTATCTCCCCCTTAGAATTTGCCGACAATTTCATCAAAGTTAACACCAGTGCGGACAGCAATGAAGTTAAGCTGGATGAAGTTGATTGAACGAGCTGGTTTAATATAGATATCGCCCCAGAATTCATTGCGGTCAATTCTTTCAGGTGTGTTATTTGTGTCATCACAGATAACTCTGAAGTCATAGATACCACGGCGACCCTTAACATCACGTAAGAACGGTTCTACAAGATTTTTGAACTGTGCTCTTGTGTATTCGTCATTGAGTTCGAATAGTGAAGACTGAGCAGCGATTGCAATTGCCTTCTCAAGAACAATAAACAGACGACGAACATTGATACGGTCGAACGCTGAAGGTCTTGCAAGCAATGTTTTGTCACCAAAAAGAATTACACCTTGACCTGGGAAGTTAACAACAGGATTGATACCTGCCTTATACAATTGATCACGGTTGCCCTTGTTTGGATTGTATGCAAGCTTAACAACATTCTTGATTTGACCACGATTGAAACCAGCAGGTGAGAACCAAGGATCACGAAGATCATCTGTTCTTACTACAGTTCCAGCAACGTCACCGTTCAATGGAATATAGCGATAAACATCATTGAATTTGTCATACTGATATTTATAGCCAGAATCAAGAACAGCGTATGAAGTTGAACGAAGCGCATTACGGAATGTAATAGTGTCATTCAATTCATCACCAGGATTTGCTACTACAGTTTCTCGCTTAGGTGAAACGAATACCACACAATCCTTACGGAATTCTGCAATATTATCAATCAAGTAGTTAGCAAGACCTTCGCCAGATACGCCAAACTGTGACTTACCTGTCAAGATCAATGAAACATCAACATCTTCTGCACTCTTGAACAAGTCATAAGCAAGAGCATAATGTCCTAGTGTAGCATCTGTTTCTGTTACGCCATCAGTACCACCTGATAATGATAGATTCAACGGAGCAGTATTGATTCCTGCAATGTTTGCAGCAGTCGTAATGTTGTAACCTGCTCTGTGAGATGCCCACCAAATCCATTCTGATGATTGATTTAGAACGTCTGCGTAGTAGATTGAACCACCTTGTTCACCTTTTGCATCAGTAGCACGTGATACGTTAGCGAATACTTCAAGTATTTGATTCTTTGTTCCAGAAATAACACCATCTTCATCAACAACTACAATGTGCAATTCATCATTGGCACCGCCTTGATTAAATGCAAATGTTGAAGTTCCTGGAGCTGTTCCTACTCTGTTAAAATATTCCCAATAACGAGTTACTGAAGTTGGTGAAATATTAGCAGAAAGCGCATAAGGAATTTCTGTTGTTAGAGTGAATCCAGCAGCGAATTGTGTGCTGTTTGCATATGTTGTATTAGAAGCAACCGCACCTTCTGATGTAACCTTAAGATACTGGAATCCAATTTCGCTGTTACCAATCTCAATATAATCGCCAACCTTAATGAAAGCTGCAATTGAAGCAGCCATTGTATTAGCGTTTGAGTTTGATGTTGCAGAAACAACTTTAACAAGCATGTTATTGCTATTAACTACACCAGCAAATGTTGCAACAGAATCGGCGTTACCTGTAATTGCAAGTGAATAAGCATTTGCAGAATCACAGACAGCAACTTTTAGTGAGTTACCAAGATAACCAGGCCACTTTGCAAAGTAAAGAGCATCTGCATCAAGACTTCCTGTTTTGATATCATAGTCATCACGGTTTTTGATCTGAGTGTTGCTGATTGCGCCACCCTGAGCAAATGTGATGTTTAGAAGAGCACCTGTACCAGAACCACCTGTTGGGATGTTTCCTGTTATAACATCAGGCTGTGCAGTATAGGAACCTGCATCATTAGTTGCTACTGACAATACACGAGTTGTAACTGTAACAGTCAAGCCTGAACCTGCACCTAGTGTGTTTGAAGTAGCATTAGCTGTAAGTGTCGGATTTACTGTATAAGCACCACGGTTGATAATTGCAAGTGATGCAACGTTGCCAGTACCGTTTGTTGTAACAGCAGCGTTTGCTGCTGTACCAGTTCCTGTTGCAAGAGCAATGATTGTAGAATTAGTATAACCAGAACCTGCAGCAACAACTGTTAGTGTTCTTGCTTCTGTTGTTACAACATTGACAGATGCTTTAGCATCAAATGATCCGCCGTCGATAAACAAAATATCGCCAGGAATATATGATCCTCCAGTACCACCAATATTGACTGCAGATGTGTCTAGTGTAAAGTCGTCAGATACAGAAGCACCAGCATTAAAACTGTTAGCTGCAACTGCACGAGATATGTATAGTTTATTTCCATATCCTAAAAAATTTGCGGCGGTAAACCATGTTTCAAAATTGTTTGCAGTTGGTTTTCCGTATTGTTGAACCAATTCAGTTTCTGAAGTAAC